CACCGGAAATTCGAGCTGGACGCACGGCAGGCTGCCGGCCAATTTGGCGAGGCGAATCTGCCGGAGAAAATTCGCGCTGCCTTGGTTAAGAACGACACCAAGAAATTCGAGTTCGTGCATTGCACCAAGCCGAACATGGAAGTGGACAAGCGCCGCAAAGACTATCGCGGCATGGACTTTTCCAGCTACTACGTCTCAATAGATGAGAAAATGATAGTGCAAGAGGGCGGCTACCGGGTATTTCCGTATGCCTGCCCGCGCCACATGACGACGGCACGCGAGAAATACGGCCGCAGCCCCGCGATGCAGGTTTTGCCTGACATCAAGATGCTCAACGAGATGGCGAAAACCATTATCCGGGCAGCGCACAAGCAGGTCGCGCCTCCATTGCTGCTACGTGATGACGGCGTTTTATCCTCGTTCTCGACCCGCCCTGATGCACTGAACTACGGCGGCGTTGATTCGCAAGGCCGTCCGCTGGTCACTGCTTTGCAAACGAACGCAAACGTTGGCCTCGGCGTGGACATGATGGACCCGATCAAGCGCACGATCAACGATGCTTTCCTGGTCACGCTGTTTCAAATTCTAGTCGAAACACAGGAAATGACCGCGACAGAAGCGGCTATCCGGGCGCAAGAAAAAGGCCAGTTGCTTGCACCATCAATGGGCCGTATCCAGTCTGAGTTTTTGGGGCCGGTCACGGAAATCGAGATTGATGCACTGTCAACATCCGGCATCCTTGAGTACATGCTTGGCCCGATGCCACCGGAGCTGCGTGAAATCGGCGGCGAGTATGCCGTTATTTATGACAGCCCGCTGACTCAGGCGCAAAATGCAAACGAAGGTGTTTCGATCCTACGCACGCTGGACAATGTGGCGACGGTGGCGCAAATCGACCCGCAAGCCGCAGCGGAAATCGTAAAAACTTTCAATCTGCCTGCGATTGCACGCGACTTTGCCCGTATCAACGGTATGTCTCAACGCCTGTTGCGCACAACTGAGGAAGTGGCCGCGATGCTTGAAGGCGAGCAGCAACAAGCGCAAATTGAACAACTCGCGACCGTAGCACCAGAAGCCGCCCGCGCGGCCAAAGACTTTGCGCTGGCTGAGCAGATCGCTGGCCAAGCAACACGTACCGCAATACCTGGCGCTCAAATCCGGGCGGCATGATAATCAAGCTCGGGGGAGCCAATGGAATTTCTTGATCAATTCGCGCGACTGATATTCAAGTCCCGCGCTTACAAACGACTATTTAATCTTGAAAGCCAAGATGCGCAAGTGGTTCTGAACGACCTGCGAAAATTCTGCGGCGCCGACCAGCCCTCGATTCGAGTCGGCAATAATGGCGTCATTGATCCTTATGCTACGGCGGTCGCGGAAGGCCGTCGAGAAGTGTGGCTGCGAATCCAGGCGCAGTTGCAGATATCTGAATCCAACCTGGCAAAATTAAAGGAACAAAGCGATGACTGACCCACAGACACCCCCACCAGGGCAAGGTGAACCACCGGCTCCGGCAACGCCACCCATTAACACGGATGCTCCGTTCTACGAAAGCTTCACCAATCCCGAACTGAAAACATGGACTGGCGCCAAGGGCTTCAAGTCACCGGAGACGATGGCCGAGAGCCTGCTGAACATGGAAAAACTCATGGGCGCTCCGAAAGACCGCCTATTGAGACTGCCTGAAAAATCAGACGATCCTGAGTGGAAGGGCGTCTGGAACAAGCTAGGCGTGCCGGCCGAGGCTGCCGCATACGAGATTCCAGTGCCAGAGGGGATGCCGACGGATTTTGCTGATGAGGCAAAAAAGTGGATGCACGAAGAAAACATCCCTGCTGGCGCAGCAAAAAACTTGGCAACCAAGTGGAACGCAAAAGTAGCAGCCATGCAGGAAGCGCAAGAAAACGAAATCCAGCTCAAGTCCGATGCCGAGATGAGCCAGCTCAAGTCCGAGTGGGGCAGTCTCGCCACGGAAAAAGAAGCGATCGCCAGAGCTGCGGCAAAAGAGTTTTTCAATCTCGACGGCGATGCCATGACGGCGGTTGAACGCTCGATGGGCAGCCGTGCTTTTATGGAAGCGATGGTGAAGATCGGTGAAAAGCTGGGTGAGGCGAAATTCATCACTGGCGACACTGGCGAGCCGATTGACAGCAAAACAAAGGCTTTACAGGAAATCGAAACGCTGAAAAAGGACAAAGATTTCTACGCCGCGATGACCGACAAGAAGCACCTAAAGCACGCCGAGTCAGTTGCCCGCTGGGACCAGTTGAACCAGTTGGCTTATGGCTGATAGCGACACGCAAAATAATTGTTGACAGGTTCATTTTTGTTTGCAATGCTTCACCCGCAACCAGCTTCCTCCCCTTAGCTGGATTGCACGCCGGGCTGTCCAACGCAGCCCGGCATTTTGGGGGAGACGTAGGCAAGTGGCGACACCCTTCTGACCGCCTCAAACGGGGCCGACAGTGCGCAGCGACAAGCGCAAAGAAGTTCGCCCCCGCAAGGGAAAGGCACTTCGATACGGAATAACCAATCCATTATCGAGGAATAAGCCAATGAGCATTAACTTGCCCACCCATTATGTGCAGCAGTACGCCAACACCATCTCGTTGTTGCTGCAACAAAAAAATTCACGCTTTGAATCTGCCGTTACCACTGGCAGTTACATCGGCAAGCAAGCCAGCCCTGTCGATCAAATCGGCGCGATTGACATGTTGCCAGTCACCACCCGATTCGCCCCGATGGGCCGAGTCGATGCCGCACTTGATCGCCGCTGGGTATCCCCGAGCGACTTCGAGCTGCCACAGTTGATTGACTCCTCTGACAAGCTGCGCTTGCTCAATGACCCATCGTCTGCCTATCTGCAAAACGCCATCCAGGCCGCAAACCGCAAAAAAGACGACTTGATTTACGCAGCATTCTTCGGCACCGCGAAAACCGGCGAAGTCGGCGGCACCTCTACCGCTTTTGGTGCAACGCAGTTCGTCAGCGTCAACACGGGCGGCACCGCATCCAACCTCAATGTCGCCAAGCTCCGTGCCGGCAAACGAATCCTGATGGCAAACGAAGTGGACTTTGACGAAGATCAAGTGTACTGCGCTATTAGCTCTGTCGAACACGACTCGCTGTTGAACGAAATCCAAGTCGTTTCGACCGACTTCAACGACAAGCCGGTACTGGTCGAGGGCCGTGTGACGCGCTTCCTGGGCATCAACTTCATCATCAGCGAGCGTATGACGACCGCGACCGATGACGCTGCCGGCACCTCGCGCCAAATCCCAATGTGGGCCAAATCCGGCATGCACCTGGGCGTCTGGAACGACATGCAGACTGATATCACCCAGCGCCGTGACCTGAGTGGCATGCCTTGGCAGGCTTACTTGGCGATGAGCATGGGTGCGACTCGTCTGGAAGAAAAGAAAATTGTCCGTATTTGGGCACGTTAATCGGTAACTTACCTGGAGAATTATCATGGCTGTTGAATTAGTTAAATCAACCGCAATCACCAATGCCGATGCAACGCCGGTTGTCTTGAACAACCCCAGTGTCGAACGTGGTGTTTTGCGGGAAATGGTGGGCAGTGGCGAGTTGTCCGCTACCGCTTCCATTGCCTCTATCGTGCGCTTGGCTCGCGTACCTTCCAACGCACGCATCTCGCGTGTCCTGCTGTCCAATGACGCCATCACATCGGCGGCAGCTGACATCGGCATTTACTTGCCACAGACCATCGGCGGCGTGGCCGGCGCGGTAGTTGACGTGGACTTCTTTGGCTCGGCAGTTTCTCTTGCCGCTGCTGCCGTCCATACGGACGTAACGCACGAAGCTGATCCGGCAGATGCCGGCATAGGCTACGGACTGGCTGACACCTCGAAACCACTCTGGGAAGCCCTGCAACTTACGGCTGATCCGGGCGGTTACTACGATGTTGCCGTGACCTTGACGGCTGCCGCTACTGTTGCTGGTACAGTAAGCCTGAAAGTTCAGTTTTCACAATAATAAAGACGGGGCTGGCAACGGCCCCATCTTTTAGGAGAGCATCATGGCAAACCGTTTCTACAGTGTGAAATTCGGCGCAAAAGTAAAAGGCAGTGTCACGGAGTCGGCCACCACCACGGCTGGCGATGACGTAGAGCTGCGTATCACTTACGATGCCGCCAACAACAGCAAGCTCGCCGTGCTCGCCGCACTCGAAATTATCGAGGCCGCGATCAAAGAAGAAACCTGGCCACCAGTTTAAGGAGTAGTTGGATATGAGCAGCACGTACAGCGTCCAATTACTGACCAACGGCTCTGCCACCAGTGTCGCCTTTCCGTGGCTTGGCGGCAAAGGCGTATTCGCCGTGAAAGCAACCGGCTACGGCACCGTCGCTTTGCAATACCAACTACCCGATGGCGTGACCTGGGTGACGCCGAC